CAAACGTGGTAAACATTATTATTCAAACGTTTTGGGTCCATTGATCCTTTATCACGTTTAAAAATACCCTGGCAACAATCACACCTAAATATTAGTATTGCCTTCTTACGGCTATAGGTGTGATGTTTGCCACGCTTACTAGTGCGCACATACTGAGTATTTTGATATTCTATTGTCAAGTACATAAGTGTATTTACATTAAGGTTATAAAATGCCTTTGATAAATATCATATCGAGGGCATCTAATGATAACAATTTCTGAATCAGCAAAAGCAAAGATTAAAGATCTTTTATACGAAGAAGGTAACCCAAATTTATCTTTACGCACATTTGTCCAAGGCGGTGGGTGCAGTGGATTTCAATATGGTTTTACATTTGACGAAATGGCGAACGAAGACGATTTTGAAATACCCTTAGATGAATTTCGAGTACTTGTAGATAGTATGAGTATGCAGTATCTTACAGGTGCAGAAATAGATTATAAAGAAGATTTAATGGGTAGCAGTTTCAGCATAAAGAACCCAAATGCGACAACCACATGCGGCTGCGGTAGCAGTTTCGGAGTTTAATAAATGGCACAACAAATAATTGATATTGGCGTACAAGGTAACGACGGTACTGGTGATAGTATCCGTACTAGTTTTAATAAAGTTAATCAAAACTTTACAGAAATATATGCTATTTTTGGCGGTGGCGGAACTATTAAACTTTACAACTTAGGCGATTGGAACGGCCCGCAATATACTAGCAACCAGGTTATTATGGCCACAAGCACCGGCGGATTAATTGCTGGTAGAAGTTTAATTGCTGGCACTGGTATACAATTAAATTATACCGATACAACACTGACTATTAAAAATACAAGTCAAGGACTAATCGGTGATAGTGCCCCAACCTTAGGTTTGCCTTTGAATGCCGCTCAACATATTATTGGAAACTTAGCCGATCCAAGTCAGTCATTAGTAGATGCATTTAATACACTTTACGGAACTAGTATTGATTTAAGCAGTTTGGCCATTTCCAAAGGATATGCAGATAGTCGCTATATTGCAACTGAAAATGGCACAATCGTTGGTCCATTAAATGTACGTAGTGAACCTTTAGTTCCTCAAATCGGAGTCACTGGATATGATTCTACATTAACCGGCAATTATCTCAGCACTGAAGCAGTACAACGTAAAGATGTCGTGTATCGCGGTGGCGACACAATGACCGGTACATTAACTCTTAGCGATCACCCAAGCCCATTAAACGGCTACGGTACTCCAGATGGCAAGGATGATTTACAAGCCGCTACCAAGTTTTATGTAGATAATAATACTTACTACAGTGGCGTAAACTTGTATGTTAGTGCTACCAAAGGCGATGACTTACAAACTAATACTCCTCCTGGACGCGAAGGCCGTGCTTGGCAATACGCTTACAAAACTGTTGGGGCTGCCGCACTGGCTGCGGATAATTTTATTAATTTGTCCAATACGGAACCTGGTCCATATCGTCAAACTATTTCATACACTGTTGGTCCTACACAGTATAAGTCAACTATACAAACTGTAAATTTAAGTGGCGGAAACAGCAGTATCCAAGAATATGTAGATGCGGCGGCCTTACTGGCAGCCAATAGACAATTTATCCAATACGAAACTGTTGCATACTTGAATAAAAAATATGTAAATGCATTTGATATTGACCAAACTGTTTGGTCAAATATTATAGAAGGAATCATCACTGCTGTTGGCAACGACCTAGTATTGAGTAGTGTTGATGGCAGTAGTTTAACAACCTACAATGTAACTGCACAAGCATCACAACTATTCAGCAGTTATAATAGCACTATTGTTACCAATCAATTAACACAAATAATCGATGGCATTGATTATGCTCGCGATCAAATTTTAAACTTTAGTTACAGTACAACTAATTTAGAAACTTATATTGGTAGTTTAATAGATGCATTAAGTTACGATTTAGTATTTGGCAATAACTATCAAAGTATACAAGCAACCTTGGCATTTTCAAGTGCAAATACTGGAGTTGAAATTGCCGAGATGGTTAGCCTTTTAGATACTACAGCTATTACAATAACAAATATTGTAAATCCAGCAGGCACTGTTACTATTTCTTTTGATGCACAAACAACTGCACCTTATGCTGTTAACAGCTATATTATTATAGATGGAGTAACTCCATCAGGTTATAACGGTATTCACAAAGTAACTGCTTGTACAACCACATCTGTTAGTTTTGTCAGTGCATTTTCAGTGTCTTGGGTATCAGGTGGTACTGTAGTTGCACGTAATGTAATCAATACACTCTTAAATGCTTCTGCAAATATTATAGTTGATGGTAATCCAGTACCTACTATTATTAAAACTATTTCAAGCGCCGCAAGTTCATTAACAACAAACGCAAAATTAATCACTGATTTATTGTTATCTGGAAATATTCCAGCACCGACATTTCCTAACCTTGCTACCAACACAACAGGACAAATCAGTGCAACTGATCTGTTGTTGGCTAACATTCAATTTATTCAAGCAGAACTTACTGGATTCTTAACAGCAAATTATCCATCCCTATCATATAACAGAGCACTGTCTAGAAGAGATATTGAATATGTTGTATGGAGCATAGTGTATGATGTACTATACGGTGGCAATAGTCAAAGTGTTTATGCAGGTAACAGATATCGTTATAATGGTTCACTACATCTAGCATCCGACGAACAAATTGCTTGTTCTGCGGCAATAGGATATATCAATACACTTGCACAAAATATTATTACAAATACAACACAACCCAAGTTGTACCAACAAACAGTTGCGCAATATACTAATGAAACATACACCAATGGCGGAGATGTTGGCAGCATTATTAGTTCATTGGTTGGAAATGTTCAACACATTGTAGACGGCACTATCTTAAATCCTAGTGTAACATCACCTACAGTTACTAACGGTCCTATTGTATTACAAGATTGTAGAACTGCTATTGAACTTATTAATAGCAGTACACAACTATTAGCAGTATCTTACATTAATGCAAGCTATCCAGTTATTAATAATATTGTGATAGATGATAAAAATAGTGGTATTATTGCCAAATTATTTCGAGTTATCACAGATTTATTAACCAACGGAATTGCATCTAGAACAATACCTACTTACAATTTGCCAGTAGGACTTACAGCTGGATTTACAGATGCTGTAACAGCTTTAAGAAATAACATAGCATTCATTGCCGCAGAATCTTTGGCACGTATGAAAATAAATGCTGGTACAAATGGATACATTTCATCTACTACCGCCGATGCCAAAGTAATCAAAGATGTTGGCTACTTGGTCGAAGCTGTAATCTATGACCTAACTTACCAAGCCAATACTAATAGTAATAGTGCTAGTGTGGCCGCGGCACAGCTATATTGGTATGGTGGGACATTACAGATCCCAGGACAAAATGCCATAGGAGAAGCTTACTATTATGGCATAAGTCAAGCGGCGGATGTGTGCAATTCAGTAGCACAAGGAACCGGTGTAACTCCAAGTGCAGGTAATACACAAACTCAATCAGGAATAGGCGTTGGAATTGATGGCAGTAGTGCAAGTGCATCAATTGGCGTACTGTTTAATACGATACTAAGCATTATTTCTACTAATGCAAGCACAACTGTTATTTCTGTACCATTGGTAAATTTTGATACTGGTTTACAAAGCACATGCAATATTATAAACAATAATAGTCTTTCTATTACTGCTTCTACAATAAAGTATCTGTTGAAAAAATATACAGGCGGTTTTAGTTACAATGAATCTACTTGTTTGAGAGATCTTGGATATATTGTCGATGCAGTTGAGATTGATTTATTAACTGGTGGCAATTACCAAAGTATCAATGCTGGTAAGAGTTATTACAGAAACAGTATTGCAAAATCCATTGCCATTGGTACACAATACACAGAAACTGTTGATGGTATAACATTTGCAAGAGACTTGGCGTTACAAGTTTTAAATCAGACTACAGCCAATAGATTCCAAACTCAATACACACAAACGTTTGACCAAACTAAAAATGTCGCGGCAGGCGGAGGTGTTGCTATTGCAACATTTACCTATAACTATAATTTAATTTTAAGTATTATTACTTCTGGTTATGGTAGCATACCTGTTGTAAGTTACGGTACTGGTATCTATACTATTACTATTAATAACGGCAGTCAAGGACACGTTGACCAAGGCGGTAATATCACTCCTGGAAGTCAAAGCGCAATACATATTATTCCAGGCAAAGTATTAGTAGGAAATGTATCAGGTGCATTGGGACAAATTGTCAGCTATACATCAGCAGATGACAGTGGCGGAAGCAACGATGTCATTACTCTAAGAATGACACAGCCTGGGTTCTTTACTGTTGGTGAAACATTAGATTTTGGTGAAACTGTTAATAATCTTAACATTACAATTTATTTAGAAAGCGGAACATACTACGAAGATTATCCAATTAAACTACCTGCTAACTGTACAATCGCAGGAGATGATTTCCGTCGTACAATTATTCGTCCATTAGATCGTGTTAGCCAAAGTCCTTGGCGCAATACATTCTTTTATCGAGACAGCGTTATTGACGGAATTCAAACTGGCTTAATTAATTTTAATACTGATTATGCTATATCTGCGGCAACAACTGCAACCATAAGCGGCATAAGTGGCAGTATTACTATTAGTCTGGGCAATAATGTTCAAGCACTACAAAGTTGGATCGGTCTAGTATTCATGGATTCCACTGCTGAAACTGGTACTGCCGGTAAAGCCGTAATCAATACAGTAAGTGGTAACACTATGAATTGTACTGTAATATATCCATTTAATGCTAGTTTATTAACTACTGGATTTGCTAACGGTGCATGGCATTTATACGGAACTATAAATTATGGTTGTCATTATTTGACCAACCCATTACTTCCAGAATATTCAACTGAAGCAGTATTTACTGGCTATATTAGTGGAACAACTTTACATATCAATAATTTAATTTCTGGTTCTATTACAGTTGGTCAGTATGTTACAAATGTTAATTCAACCGATACTGAAATTACCATTGGAACATATATTATTAATGGTAGTGGTTCCACCTGGACTGTTAATTATGGCCAAACTGTTGGAGATAATAACAATCCTATTTCAATGAACATACTTAACTCTGCTAAAAATAATAAAGAGTTAGATGTGTTTTTAGTTAATGATGCTACTCGTGTTAGATTAATTACTTGCCAAGGGCATGGCGGATTTATGATGGTGCTTGACCCAACAGGTCAAATCAAAACCAAATCACCATATGCTCAAGAATCAGCTAGCTTTAGTGGAAGTCTTGGACTGGCGAAACGGTTTGCTGGTGGACAGTTTATCGATGGCTTTACTGGAAGACTATCGGGTGTTGTAACTGAAATTGACAATAGCGGTAAAACTATTACAGTAACCGGCGGAGTTAATAGCGGTTTAGATCTAAGACAGCCACAAGTTCCTTGCGCTTTTTATGTTGCAGGTATTCGTTATCAAATTAACGATGTAGTAAGTTGGACACAAAACATAGACGGGGGTGGTAATATAACTGGGGGTACAGTTGTACTTACTTTAGATAATAGTACACCATTTAATTTGGCAGGTGTTTATAATAGTGCAACCAGTGTGTTTACTAATAATCTAGCCTATATCGTCGATGCAGTAAATTACGACATGGTAATCGGGTCAAACTATAAAACTTCCGTTGCTGGTTTAAAATATCTACAACCTGATAATACTCTTGGATCTCTTGGAAAATTATTAGTAACTCAAGGTATCGGCCAAGCAGAAACTTTAATTAACGGGCTTGGACTAGTTGGCACAGGTAGTCAAGCAAGCATCGATGCCAATTTAAATGTAGTAGTAAGCATTATTAATAATGGTGTGTCTGCACTTCCAACACTAGTATTCCCTGGAATTACAGGAACATCAAATAATCAAACAGCCGCAAACAATTTACAAAATAATAGAAGTTTTATACAAGCAGAAATATCTGCGTGGATTTCTGCCAACTATAACACACAGACTATTACAAATTATAGTTCAGTAGTTGTTCAAAGAGATTTTGGTTACATTGTTGATGCAATTACTTACGATTTGTTGTATGGTGGAAATAGTGCTTCATATGATGTGGCGCTGTCATTTTACGGAGTTGGTGGAAGTTATCTATCTAGTCCCGATGTTTATGTTGCCGCATTTGCTAGATTAACTACTATTTTACAAGCCATTGTTGTTAATACGCCTGTTACCCCAAGTGCAGGTAATCAAGTTACACAAATAACTACACTACCTACTGCTACTAGTACAGAACAAACTACAATTAATACGTTAGTTTCTTTCTTAATAGATTATGTTGCTGATGGAGTCGACAATCCTCCAACTACAACTAGAACTAATCCAACCATCACAAGCTATACCAAATATACAAATGGCGACTGGGGTAAAATTAATAATGATATTTCAACTATACAAACTACC